CCTGTATAACAGTCTTCAAGAAAGGGTGTATTCCAGTCAGGGAGATCATTTTTGTATTTATTTTTTCTTAAATTCATTTTTCTCCAATCCCCCTACCAGAACGTGTCGAGATTTTTGCCCCTCTCGTTAGGGTCGTATTATACAATATATAATATGAAACATGCAGCGCGGTGTTAAACGGTCTCCGCAGACCGAACTAGACTATTCGCAACCTGTCACATTGTTCTGCAGCATACGCTGAGAACGTAACAAGTTGAGAGGAAAATCTTCTGGATGATCCTTTCGCAATGTCTTGTACATCTTATCGAAATAATTGTACCTTCTCTTGTTCCAACAGTGATTCATCATGTGTGAACTAAGAGCACTGGCGAGATGTTCTAGTTTGACTGTCTTCAAATTCTCTACGTGTTTGGTGAAACGTTCGGGATTAAACGTCCAAACACCATCAACGTAGTTGAAGCGGTTTGAGAAGAACTCACAGTTCTCAAAAGAAGCTGTGACTTCAAACTCAGGCATATCAAAGCCTAACACACTGGCTTTCTGTAGATATGTCTCAGTGCTGAAGCCGTCTGGAAACGACTGCAATACGTCGTCCCCTCCAACTACAATGGGCATGGCTATGATCTCATCATCGCTTAAACCCATCATAATCTTGACGGCCACATCAAATATAAGTTGTGACAAAGAGTTAATGTCGATAGTCATGAGAGATCCACTCTTCATAATACCATCGAACTCGCTCTTATAAACGGATCCATTTGTACAACGGAAACGGGAGTTTTCACACGTTACACATATACTAGTGAAAACGTCATCTTTGTACTTCTGAAAATCTTCATCAGACATATCTGATGGTTGTACAGCTAGTTCTTGTATGACGTCGCACGATATATAGTAAAACTCTACGAAACAACTGAAATCCCAATTGGGTTTATCAGATCCATAGGTTTTTCCCGGTAAGCATTCTTTCAAATGTTTAATGTGTCCAGGAACGAGCGGAGAGAACGGATATTTGACCGGGCTTTTACGCCAATTTTTCATAACGGAGTATCTAAAGTTTCCGAAAACAGCAGCGTTGGCCACAGTGTTGTGAAGCGGGTGTCCCGCAACTCCACGTGGCATGTTGCTTTTTAATTTCTTCTCTTTAGCCGGTTCTCCTTTCAAAAAATATTTTAGATCAAAACCCTTGCCGAATTCTCTTTGAATTACTTCAACGAATCCGTCAATGCCGTAGTGTTTCAAAACTTGTTCGTTAGTCATCAACCCCATAGCCTGGTATGGATGACCAGGACTTTT